TTTTAGGAAGCAATTACGCTTGGCACATCAGTATAAATCAGAGCAAGCTGATTGACTGCAACGGGTCGAATTCTTTCAGGCTGGAATGATCCATCCTCATTAAGAATAACTCCATTTGCGTCTGTAGCCAGGCCATGATTTACACAATAGGTATCTTCCAGATAGAAAGAGCCTACAGTGTCTTCATTTGAGTCCTTAAAGTAAAATAAGAACCCAATGGGCTGTTTAAATAGATCAGACGCCAGATTCAAGAATAAATTTTCATATCCTGCCGGTACCTTCACGTTGTGAGGGTTGGGCATGGAATAAGCGCCGATATTCTCGAACAATGGATCTACGACAGTTGGGGATGAGTAGTCAGTGTAATAAGCATATGCCATACGAAGTAATGATGGGCCATGATACATGATCCGACCAATCTGCAACTGCTGTAAAACACGCCCACCGATTTGGTAAGCACGCTCTGATCCCACTTCGAATATTTTAGCGACATTGTGGCTCTGCTGGAGAGCCATGTTTTGAATTAATCCCACAGGTAGAGCAATCTCAGCTCCTCCGGCAGACATTAGAGCACCTACACCACCCGACCCACCTATTGCAGCTAGTCTTGGAGGCCCTGCGGCTACCATAGTGTAAGCACCACTTAAGAACTGCCCGCCAACCAAATTGGCCTGTACATAATTTTGGTACGGGCTCCAAGTGGCAAGTGTTGACATATTGTTCTCCTTTACCCTGTGACGGGCACTTGGTTTAGTAAGTGTGCTTTACTGGGTTATCAGCAGAAGGAATCTTGTCCTCTACTACTCCATAGGCGGAAATCATTAAAAGATCGTCTTCTACCAACTTCTCTGCGCCTCCCTCTTCAATCAGTATCACAGGAGAAACATCGCTACTCTCAACTGGATTGTCAAATGCTTTCAGGACGTACGCTGTCCCGCCCCCAGGCACAAAGCCTTGAATAGTAATAAATCCTGCAATGAAAGGAAGCACAATCTCAAAATCTCCTGCAGCTTCCATATCTGCGGAAATTACAACAGAAATTATAGAGTGAGCAATGCTTTGATTGCTCTCCAAAGAATTGGCTACGTCCTCACTCCCGGGCAGTGAATATGCCCAATCGCCAACTAACGACCAGACCACGACGCCGGCTGAAGGGCTAGTACCGTCTGCGCTGTAATACACCAGTAAATTATCCGTATCGGCTGCGGCAAAATATGGGTAGCTTGCAGCGTCGTAAAGAGCATTAATGGCCTCTTCAAGGACAATGAGGCTTGCTTCCAAGTCTGCCCCTATAATAACCGGAATATTCCCGGCGCCCGCGGCGCCGTACTCGACAAACTCAAAAGTGGTTCCTTGCAAACCAACCTCGTCGCCAGCAACATAATTGCCTACTTTTATCAGCTTTGCGGAAGGCGCATAGCCTCCACCTGCTCCAAAGTTGACAAGGCCCTCAACACTACCAAGTTGGGATACCTGCTTAGCGTGCTTAAGGGCTGTTTTTGGAGTGGTGGCATGGTGAGTATTCTGCGACCCTCCTTGTGTTCCTTTTGCCATGATTCATTCTCCTCTTTAGTTAAAGTGTTTTTCTTGTAGCCTTCCCAAACAGTTTGGTCAAAGCTACAAGGTCTTCAGTAGACCGATCAGCGGCCTTGTATCTCGAAGGTAGCACGTTTTTGGCTCTAGTGTATAGAGCTTTGGACGTATCTGCCACCCGTTTTCCTTCTCCTGCTAAATAGTCAGCGGGATGAGCAAGGGCTTGCTGTGCTCCGGTAAGCTGGCCTTTTAGGTGATCAACTTCACTCTGTATAATTTTTTTAGCTGCAGGTTTGCCTTGCCCTTTTACGATAGCTCTTCCTGCTCTAGCTGCGGTATTCGCAACATTAGTACCGAACAATACTTCAGTCATTCCTGGAACAGGAAGTATGATTGCCTTTTCCGGTATCCTAAGCTTTTTTCCTGCAAGGCCTGTAATCCCACCAACCGCCGCAGAGCCCCCAGTAAACATAGCAACGTGCTTTAAGTAGGACCTTACTTTGTCTCCTGTATCAGATCCGGTTTTTGGATTTTCAAAGAAGTCTGGTTCTTGTCTGGGTCTACGGGCCGCAACGGATAGCGCTGTCCCACCACCTCCGGCAATGAGAGGGATTTTATATTTATCAGCGAATCTCATTCCCCGCATAGTCGCTGGGGCTTTATCAGCCGTAGCAGCAAACCCTTTATTCATTCCTTTAGAAAAAGACTTACCGGATGCCCCAGGAAAAAGAGCAGAAGTTGTTTCCGGTTTTAAGGCCCTGCCTCCTAGACTTCTGCCTTTTAAATATCCGGCTGTTGCTCCGATACCTTTGTGGGTTGCTTTACTTCCCGTAACAATTAACTTAGCCAATTTCTTTGCAATAAGCTGTGTTCCTTCTCCAATTCCTTTTCCCAGTCGTAAAGTATTTTCTACTCCCAAAGTACCCAGGGTTATAGGAACCGCGAGTTGTGCTTGTTTCAGCAAATATTCTTCCGGATAATTCCAAACACTATCCACCGAAGCAAGTTTCCCCATTGTTGTTGAAGCTTTAGGGGCTTTAATTACTTTTGGGGACTTTGGTATCCTTGCCGTGCTACCGGAATTTATTCTGGGTCCGGAAATTCCTGTATTTGGGGCTCCAGGTAATAATGGGACATGCCGAAGAGAGGGATTCAACGATGCAGCTCCACCAGCCATAGCTGCTGTTTGTACCATTTGCGCGCCGGGCATAAAAGATGAAGAACCCATTATTACCTTCCCACAGCTCTATTACCAAGACCAAAAGAAGCCCCAGCCCCGCTGGCGCCCATGATGCCTTTAATTCCTAAAGGTTGTTTTTTCCACCATTGTCCAAAAGCTCCTTTACCAAACATACCGCCTACTCCTTTTTGGGCTCCACGCATAGCTGCACGACGCACTAAGGCTTTGCCTCCCATATACAAAAGCGGAGAAGCAGCCGCAGCAATTGCTCCAGCGGCCATATATGGGTGTTGTTTTGCTCCATAAGCACCAAGCTGGCCCCAATTTTTCAGCATTTGAGGTGTACCTCTACTAGCGCCGTACCTCCCGAGTTGAACAATATTTTTTATTGCCTGCCCAAAAGCAGCCACCTTTTCCATATCAGCAACTTGCGATTGACGACATAGATGAGAAACTGCCAAAGCTTGCCCGAGCTTATTCATAATACTGCTGTTCCTTTCTTGCACTATTGCGCCCTCTAAGAAACATTCCCGCAGCTCCCGCAGCCCCGCCGGCTAAAGCCAACCCTTTGTGCCTTGAAAGTAATCGCAACAATCCTGAGCTTGCGGGAGGTGGGGCTGTTGGTCTCCGGGTGGCTATACCAGCCAAAGTACCCATAATAGGCAGAGAGGCTGCCATATAGGGTAATCCACGCATAAGTCCTCCTTGAGCCCTCGTCCCGTACCAACTAGCTTTTTGAGCTAGTTGGGATCTACCTGCATTCTGTATAAGCGAGCCTATTCTCCCTGGAGGTTTGGGAGTAGGTGCAGGTTTGCCGCTAAACCTATCAACTATATAAGGGTTTCCTCTTACATCTAAAATAGGAGATTGAATAAACCTCCCTCCCGCATTACCTGCTGGAGAACCAGAGATAGCCACCTTTATCAAATACGGAAAGGGATTATTACTTATCTCCCAAAGAGCTTGTTGAGCTGTTTTCTTCATTTCAGTCCTTCTCAGCCGTCATTAGTAGCTTGCTCAAAACTACCAATAACGGCTTTGTAGCTCCCTTTATACAATAAGGGAAATGCGGATGTAATTACAAGGATATGGAACATCAAGCTCCACGTCAATTAATATCCTGTCTCGCTGAGTAGCATCTTGAACGATGTTCTTGATGGCTGCAGCGTTTAGGTTCCCTGATTCAATAATAAAGCCTATGGAACCTTGCAAGATAGTCCCCAAGGTGTCCAATAAGCTCTGAGTGATGTTATACCGCCCGATGTAGGGCCTTACTGCCGTACGCAGTACCTTGGCAGTATAATCTATAGTTTTGGTGATTGAGAGTTCTCTTTTCTCAATTGAAGTCAGGTCTGTGGAGGTCTGATGGCGACAAACTAAAGGAGCTCCTTCTGATTCCTGAATCAGGAGATAAGCTCCACCGCCAGCCATTTGGTCGAGTTGTGATTGGGTAAACTGGTCATTAGATCCCTTGACCCCGGTAAATCCAACTATCGGAAATTGAGTAAAGGGCTGAGCGGGAGCTTGCTGCCCAACCATGCCAGCCATGGCACAGGCACCATAATATCCTTCAATTACCTGATCCGGCCCGCCTAAATTGGCAACAAGTTGGTCAGGGAAAATGAAGTACATTCTCCTGTCCTGGTAACTGTTATACATCTGAGCCACAGTCTCTGCTGTTTTCTGCAGATCCCTCGCACCAGAAGCCAGTACCAAGGAGCTGCCACGAATCTTAAGTGACCAGTCCGCATTGATAATTTCTTCAGTAAGAGGTGTCAGTGTATAAAACCCATCTTCGTTCTCGTCCTCAGAAAAAGTGGTACGGAATATAGCTATCACACCATTGACAGCAGAAATACTATAGTGCCTCAATTCAGAACCGGCTGGCGTAGACACTGCTATCTCCAGGAAAACTTCCTGTGCACAAGTAATATTACCAATATCCTCAATACCCGCGGCTTGAAGAGCTGCGCTAGGATTGGCATCCAGAGTAATAGAATTCTCCACATCTCCTGCCGCTCTATTAGCGGAGAGACCTGAATGAATTACTTCTGAAGTTTCTCTGGTAGGCATTTCAGCGGAGAAAGCTCCTATCCTCTCGCCCATTTGCTCCGGCTCGCTCATATAGTTAATGTGAGCTTTCAGCATTTGATGGACTGTAGCGTCATAAGTAAGAGGCGCCAGGGTATAGACATCCTCGGACTGAAGGAACTCAAACGCCGCCATGTATCCTAGAGGCGTTCCCATCTCATTCGCAGAACTAATATCATGGATACCAATTCCGGTAACTGAGATACCTGGAGCATTTAACTTGGCAAAGTACATACCCAATGCTAATGGGTTATCGGTAGTGACCGGGTCCATTTCAGTCATTAGTGTCGTAGCTTGCTCAAAGACCTGAAGTGCGGGATTCTCCGCCATTGCGGTAATATCAAGACGGAGAGCTTTGTATTGCATATATGCCTGTGCGGAAGCACTTGCGGTAGGTTGGCCCATTAATGCATCCCGTAACCACTCAGCGCCCAGAACAACATTCCCAAAGGATAGATAGAAATCAGGATCCGGTCTTCCCATCCCGTAGGCTATTCCTTCTGTAAGTTCATTATCCCAACTCATAGCCTCTGCAGCGGTACCTGTTTCCCAATCGACAATCGAGATAAAGGAACCGTACCCCTCCAAGGGACTGGTAAGGCGCAACTTTTTAGCAGTACCTGAGTCAATAACTTCAGCTATAGGTGTCGCTGTAGAGTCAAGTTCAAACAGACCATTAATGTCTTCTACAATCGTGTAGATTGAGTTTCCTGTAATTTTTGTATTGTACAGGTCAGCGCGAAGATCCAAATAGAAGGAGAAGTCCAGTCCATTGGTTCCGTTAATGGTATAAGCGGCACTGGTAACAAAAACAGTGGGCAAGGTAGGCCCTGTTTGCGCAACACCAAAAAGATCGTTGCCATCATCAAAGTTGTGAATGTCAAGCTGGCCATTGGAGTTGAATCGCATTAGGATTGCGTCATTTTCCTCTTCAAAAATAATAAGAGGATCGCTTCCATCAGTACCTCCCCAAGGAGCGCTGATAAAATCAACACCAAGAGCATCAAATCCAAGAGAAATTGTGTTGTTAAGATAATCCACAATATCACCAACACTGCCCCAAGGAGCAGGACCGGAAGGATCTAATTGAGGAACCACTCCAAAGAAATCATGGATTCCTGTATTATCTGTAAGAGTTATCCAGAACAGTTTGTCGGAAAGAAGATCAATGTTTGCTGCGGGAGGCCCTGCTCCAGCATACATACTCTCAATTACTGCTGTCTCGACTTCTGTTCCATTATACTCAGGATCTCTTCCACGGCCTTCAAGGAAAGGCACAGTATCAAGGTCAAATCCTAGAATCGGGTAAGCCGGTTTGTCTACTGGAGGCTGAATACGGAAAGCGGTCTTTGCGCCTTCATATCCATCTCCCATAATAGCCGGGTCGTTTACAATCGGCATTTCAGCAACTAATACTGTAGAACCGGAACCAGCACCAAAACCAATACCCCCATCAATGTTATCGGCGTAAAGAGCATAACCAGCCTGTAAATTATTAGCCCAGATATGTACCTGGTCATCCACATCCACCCAAACATCAACAAAAGCGTCAATGCCCAGATCCTCAAATTGTCCCTGGAAGAAAACTACGAGCTGATCGGCAGTGTAGGTTCCTTCGTCACCCGCCTGAATAGTATATTCCCAAATAATATCATTGAGAGTAATGCTAAAGGATTGGCCCGCGGTAAAAGTAACCGGAGAGGCAATTGCAGGAGTCACGAACTCAACGCCCCTGACAACTGTAGAGAATTCAATACCCTCTCCACTAAAAAGAGTATTGAGGCCGGTTACAAGGTCAATATGAGTGGCATACGGTCCATCTGTAACTGTTTTGGTAAAAGAATCAAGCCACTCTTCAGTCTCGAAATCTTGCAGGGAAATAGTCAACTTCAGCCCTTGCAGATTAATTGGAGCTGCGGGAAGAGGATGATCTGCCAATATTCTAGCTGGCTGGTGCTCTACATCAGTAGGATCAGGCGAATCAATGACAGCAGGCTCGTTAATAGAGTAAGTACTGGCATATTCCAATCCTTGCGCTCGAACGTAGAAATATTTCGGGGCAAAAGGCAGATCATTGAGCGGAGTACCTACTTCAATAGGATCATATACCTTGGTAAGAGCATTTCCGTCATCATCAAATGTGGATGCCAAAAGGTTAATCTTTCCAAGCTTAATCCGTTCCTTTTCTACTTTCCATACTTCGGTGCCAGCTCCCCCGGGGACGCTTCCATCCGTATAAAGGATATCACCGGATTTAGTCATCCACTCCGGGCCTGGGTCGTTGATATACCCAGTGAAGTCCATGGCAAGAGGTAAGCTTTTAGGTAGAGAAGATACCCAATTCCATCTGCTCATCTCGTCTGTGTCATCAGTATCAGGCGCCTCGAAGAGCTGCGTATAAAAAGTTGGCGTATCAAATAACAAAAGCATCCATGCGGGTGTAGGAGTCATTAGTGTAGGATTGGCGACATCATTCATTCCAGGATATTCACCAACAGTAAAGGTAGTGTCCTCGATATAATTGCCTGTACGATTATCTCCGTAGGAGCCATAAAAAAGCTCGATCCACGGAGTAGTCGTGTCGCCATCAAAATCATCCGCGCCTCTTAGCCCTGCGCCTTCGACTCTTTGCTCTATCGCAACTGCTCCATCAGTATCCCATCCAAGACCAATAATACCATTGGCTGTTCCACTATCGCGGACAGTAACAGATCCTGTCGCACCAAATTTACTGGACATCAATAGAATATGTTGTGCAGAGTTTTCTGGATTAATCCACAGCTTGGCTGCGGTTTTGCCTGCTGCTGTATTAATTTGCTCAACCGCATCCTCCGGGAGAATATCTCCCTCTGAGAAATTAACAATAACATCAGCAGACTCGTCAATTCTGACTGTGTTATCAAGCTGGAACTTGAAGGTTGTACCTCCTAAGCCTGCAATGGGTTGAGGGTCTCCGTAAACATCAATAGGGTGGCCCATAGATATAAGGCCGGCCTTGGCGGTCAGCCACATCCACATCGGCCCCATAACACTATCACCTGGATCCCTCTCATGCTCAACAAGCACAGAGCCATCCAAATAGAATAAGCGAATGGTTTCTTCCAGATAGTCCAACTCGTCACCATTTCCTCTCGGTGCAGGAAATGAAGACTGGTTTAAGACCAGAGGCATCTGGGAATAGGTCAATGCCAATGCGTCAGTGTTAATCGAACTGTCTGAAAGCAATGCTTCAAGGACTTCGTATCCCGGCCCAATAATACAAGGGCGCAGAGTTGCGGCTGCAATCTGCGGAGATACCGATTCGAAGACTTGTAATACTTCGACTTTCGGTTTGGGTAAAGGTGCTGGTAGAGTCATTTGGTTACTCCTCTTCTAGTTGCTGAGAGGCCGTGATTCGCACTGGCTTCCGGTGGTCGCCATCTTCGACCCGGCGAGGCTTGCTCGACTGACCATCCCAAATGTGTGTAATGCGGCTACTTCTCGTTTGCCGCAGCCCCAGCTCTATTTGATAGAGAGGGACAGTATTTAAAAACTGTACCGTCCAATTATCAGGGAAATGGAATGGTACAACTACCTTGGCGGAAAAGAAGTCAGCCTTTCCGCCATTATAAACTATGCCATTTTCTACGGGTGCAATAGGCTCTATTGCAACTCTATCACCTATGTTATGCAGTCCCACCCTTCGGTTAAGGACTGTTCGGAGACCTCGTACCGCAGATCTTGCAATCCAAGCTAATCTCCTGGCTTCCAGAGGCTCTTCAGAAATACAGTGAAAAATCATATTTGATAATTCCAGATCAACTTTGGCCTGATCTCCTGTATGTATATACTGTGTAAGTTGTTGTCCAAGGGCAAGGTTCGCACTTGATGTACCTCCCATTTTCACAACTATCGAAGGCAGTTTCTGCATTTTGTCAAAATCTATTCTTTCTGATACAACCCACATTTCCGTTTGAGCTTTATCTTTCGTATATTTTAAGTCCCCTACCTTTTGGCCCTCAAAAACAACCCGCAGCAACCATACAACATTTAGCTGTATAAAAGTAAGAGGGTCCAGGCCAATACTAGAAAGTCCCCTTGTTGCTTCTGGTATTGTAGTTGCTTCTGTCATTCTCTTATATGGTCCTTTATGGTAGCTTCCTCTTCCGCCCTTCTCTTAGCCTCGCCCCAAATCATAGCCGTTGCAAGACCCATTGCTCCGGTTCCTAAACCTACGTAAGGGGCCAGTTTTCTGGCCCGTTCAGAAATAGGCATTCCCATTATCTTTTTGCCGTAATTTGTACTAGCAGCAAAACGCGCTGCAAGATGAGAAGCCCCAGTACCCGCACCGTAACCTGCTGCCCCGGCAAGACTATAAAGCAGCATACGTTTATATCGAGCTTGTCTTTGTTTTTTTAATTGCTCTTCTGTTATTTGAGCAATTTTTGCTCTTAGCCTTATATCATCAAGCATCAGGATGCATCTCCTCGTGACTCCTGCCCATGGTAAGTTCTCTTGCAGGACCGGCCTGTATTGGGTCCATCTCCCAGTCTACCGGAACCTTATAAGCCATGTCACCATAAATAACCTCGTTTAAACGAATCTCTTGCTTTACGGGATGACGAAGTATCTCTATAGTCTTATCAGGTACAACAGTCCATCTCCGGTTCTCCGCCTCTACTATCAGATCTCCTTCTTTTAATGTGGGATAGGGAATAGTCCAAGCGGTAGTTAAAGCTATTTCTGTCTTACCGGAATCAGATACTTGAATAACTTTCCTTTCCGGATTTATCATCATCAGAGATTCAATTGGATGAAAAAAGCCACCAACCCAACCAGTACTAAAGCACGTAGGGCAATGAGATACTATTTTTACATCATCGATATCATCAAACCTACAATGAGGACAGCTCTGACCAAAAGTTCTTATAGGAAAAATTAAAACCTTCCGCCCATTAAACTCTCTCAGCTTTATAAAATTTTGGCGAATTATTTCCAAGGCTCTTAATGAAGGAGGAGGAATTGCTTCTCTTGATTCAGATTCCTCTACTTCATTTGTACGTCTATCTGTAATACGAATTCTATAATAAATGTTACGGTTGAATATTGGACGAGGAATTGTCCCGTCCCGGAACATATATCTGTCCTGAAATTTCTCAGTAAGAACATCCCACGGACCTTCAGGAGATTCACTGCGAAGAATCTCAAAATCATAATTGAGAACGTCCTCGTTGACATCTTCGATCTCCCACCACACATCGAAGTGGTCGATATCAAATGATTGGACTCTGGCATTCACGATCTTCAGCATTAGTACACGTATTTCTTCATTGCTTTGTTGGCGAGACCTCTGGCCTGGCTTGCACCAAAGCCTGATCTGGCAAGGTGCCATAATTGCGTGCCGGGAGCCATACCCTGCTGTCTCATGTAATTACGATAGGCTCCCTTACCAAAGGTGCCTCTCATTAAAGCATTCACGCTGCTAGAAAAGTTACCTGCTCCCTTAGCAGCCTGACCGAGATTTCCTGTAGCGATCTGTCTACCTGACGTACGAGCGTTCTGTAGAAATTTGCCGGCGCCTGCGCCGAGTGCAGCTCTACCTCTTGGATCTGCAAGGGCCTGCCCGAGTCCATGCATGAAACTCCCGCCGCCGGCATGTCGGATCATGCCCATTCCTTTAGCTCCGGCACGAATGTTGCCGAAGATCTGACTTGCTTGTCCAGCCTGTTGCATTGCGGCAGGAGTGGCCGCGCCCTGAACTCCAGTCAACCATTTTGTGTAGGTAGGTACGTGCTTTTGGGCTTTACCTAATACACTGCCTGCACCACGCAAAAGGGATCCAGCAATCTGGGCCTCCTTTGTCGCTCCGGATTTGAGTATGGAGTCGCCAATGCCTGGATTGCCTGCTGTAGCTCTGGCCATTCCCCATACACTACCGACAGCTCCACCACTGATGGCTCCTCGGATAATCTTCCCTCTGAGAGCGCGGAGCGCCTTGTTTCGTTTTACATCATAAAGATGTTCTGCTGCTCGTCCGGACCCACCAGCTAAAGCACCAATTCCGGCACCAAGTAGGGTGTTGGCGAGGACTGGAGCTTCCTCGGCCGTTTTTATACCGAGGGCCTCCTTCTTCAGTTCAAGAGGCAGAGGTATATTATTGTCCTGAGCATACTTGATAAGCTGGAGGTTATTCATCCCTGCCAGCTTCTTACGGAGCATCCCATCTTGTCCAAGTTTCTCAAGGTATTCGGTCAGTTTCATATTGGGCTCCTTACCGAAGCTCTTTGTACGCTAAAGAATAAGCGTCTTTCACTTCTGCATCAGGACCAAAATGCTTTCTTGGTCCTGGCGAAGCATGTACCTGTTTCAATTTCTCCAGTACTGCGGCCCGCATCTTGCTTCTCCTGGCGTTCATCGGGCCAAGCTCCTCCGCAGCAACAACCGCAGGCATTCCCCTACCGGAAACAGGTTTGGTTAAGTGAAGGATCTCCTTCATATACCTTGGAGCGGCGTTTTTGGTAGACCCAAACTGTTTCAAATTGTCTAAAAACCCTGGCCGAACTGGGGCATCCTTAGTCAGCAACTTAGCAATCGGGGCGCCCAAGGCAGTTCCTGCCACTCCACCAATCAGACCGGACACCACAGGCATCTCTTTCATCTTCTTGGAAATCGCCAGCCCACTGTCAGCGATCTGCTCGATCTTCTCGGACGGCTTACCCTTCTTCATGTCGGAAAACATCTTCTCCATTTTGCTTTTAGCATCATTTGGGGCATAAGTTTGTCGAATTGCTGAAGCCGCTCCGGCCAGGCCAGTGGTAATCATAATCGGAACTTTAGTAGTTTTCGGTAAGACCCCGGCGGCAGTTTTCTTTAGTCCAAGTTTCTGTGCAATCTTGCTTCGAGATTTTATTGCCTGTTTATATTTAAGCTGACGGGCTTGTTTCTCAATAGTAGGATCATATTGTAGAGGTGTGACTTCTGTACCTGCTACCGCCTCCTGCACTTTTGCTTTAACAAGTTCGGCTTCCAATTTAAGCTTTTCCTGCTCAATTCGGTATTTTATCCTGTCCTCCTCGTGCCTAGAGACTTCCTCCTCTTGCCAACGAGCCTTCCTCTTTGCTTCTTCTTCTTCTCCTCGTTGTGCGTGGAATATTTGGCTTTCTTTCTCAATTAAATTAATTTGCAGCGCTTGATTATAGAAAGAAGTTCCTTTGAACTTATCTGCCCAAAGATCATGCGGCCCAACATCGGAAACGGGACTGGTTGAGACGATTTGGGCAGTCTTCTGCATAGAATTAATAGCTTTCGCACTTTGTAGTGCGTCCAATGCGCGAAAAGCTCCTTGTTTATTTGAGTCCTGAGCTGCTTCTGTAGCTGCTTTTTGCAACAGAGCCAATTCCCCTGCGGAGGAATTCAGACTTGCCCCTTTCAGACGCATGAAGAAGTCCAATTTATCATATTGCTCCTGAATTTTTGGAGAAATTGCATTGTTTTGGGGATATAGTCTGTCAGTCATCTTTATTCTCCTCTTTTATCAATTCGCTGATAGCTTTCTTTATGCAAGGTGTACAAAGAATATTACATCCTGTATATCTTTGTACTTGGCGCCAAAGAGAATGTTCTACAGGCTCTCTCCTTGCAGGTTTTTCACACTGCTCACATTTCATTTTGTTCCGTACTTCCAAGCAGCTAAATATGCGTCTGACCTAGCTCTTTGTATTTCTAGCGCAGTTTCACAATCTTGTAATTGAGCCTCATATTGTTTTTCTATATCCTTTGAGTCAGATGTTGTAAGGATATCAAAACCAAAAATCGAAATATCCTTGCCGAGACATAATGAAACTAAAACAAGGCCAAAAAGTAGTATCAGAAGAAGCTTATTTGAAAGAACCTTCTCCATAATTTTTTCTTTGTAGTTCATTTCTTCTCAACAAGTTTGCCATCTTTAATTTCATATTGTTGTCCAGGAATTAATCCCTGGTCTAGCGTGACATCTATGACTTCGAACTTCATATCTTTCTCAATTACTGTGATAGGTTTCTGTGTCCCATCCTCTCTGTAGGAAATGATGGTTTTCGTGCCATCAGGCTCATCAACAATTTTTACTTCTGAGCAAATAGGTTCGGGATCCAACTTTACCTTAGTAACACTCTTTGCTACTTCAATCACCACGCCATCTTGTACCAGTACTTTCATGTTTTCTCCTTTACAATAACAAAGGACTAACAGGCTCAAAGATTCTGAAATAACCATTATCTCCGCCTTCAACTTTGAAGGCAAAGAGAATTACTCCTGTTGTTGATACCGCTGCTGTGTTATAAAAACTATCATCTATCCCGGAGCCTGAGAAGAAAAACGCTTCTTGTTTTAGTGCCACACCTAATTGGGAGATGATATTATACATTCCTTGACGACCATTTATTCCAGCTCTATAAGTATTTAAAACGTCACCATTTGGAAGGGGAACTACCCCTAATACAGTTGGGTCAGTATCGGTTAACACTGTATATGGAACCTCATTCTCGCCTTCCCCGTCAAATGTACGATAGTAAAATTCCCCACTGCTCCAATTATAAGCAACCATCATGAAATGGCCGTTTTTTAACGGACATAATTTAGGATTTCTACTATAATTGTGTCCCAGACTCGTAAACCCCTTAACCTCATTCAAGTTCTGGTCAAATACTTTATAGTATGTATAACCATTATTATAGACCATCGCTGCTGCTACATTACCATTCTGTAGTGTGCAACAAGAGGAGTCCCCTGCTAAACTCCCCAAATAGACCCATCCTCCAACAGTATTCCCAAATTCGTCGTATTTCTGGAGATACGCAGCACCATTAGGTAAATACTCAAAAAGTAGGACAAACCCCCCATCATTCAAAGCTGTTACTGACAGGCTAGGCGTTCCAGAAGCAGAGTCAGTAATAAATGCTGTAACTGGGACTACATTATTACCATTTTGATCCCAAATTCCATAACAAGTGTCACCAAGAAATCCTGGGTCTTTCCATATAAGAACAAAATTGCCATTGTTTAGTACTGCACTGGCTATATATTCCGGTTTATTAGTATGAAATGTAGTTGGGCTGAGAACAATATTTTTACGAGGCCCAACAATTGTAAACATTCCGTCATCACTATCGTCTTCTGCATAAGAAATAACAAAGTTACCATTATGTAATCCCGATGCTGCCATGTATTGAACTCTATTATTCTCAAATTGAGTAGAACCAGCTCCAACTTGAGCATAGTCTGGGTGTAAGGATACTGCTGCATCCGTAAATTTTTGTGGGGTTACATACCTGGCATCTGGTATCTTATACTCGTACCCATCTCCCCCTTCTATAAGTTGTACTTTTGGTATTGTGGAACCAGCAACATGTTTACCAGCAATACCAAGACCTCTATAATTTCCACCATCTGATGTATTTAAGACAGAAGTGCCATTTCGTGTGTAATCTCCGCCATCTGCTTCACACCTATATAATGTTTCTGTCTCTACAACATAATATAGATCATCATCTGAGAACGATTCCACTTCTGCTAAAGCAGCAGTTGTAAAAGTATCTAATCCACCGCCACCACCTGCGGCAATGGCATCGTCCACATATTTCTTAGTTGCAGCTTCTTGGTCAGATGTTGGGTCAAGGAGATTTACTATTTTTTGAGCATTAAGATTAATATCTCCATCAGGAATCACAAACTCATTTAACTTAATCGTCAAAGCTGCAAGAATTGCTGTTGCGTCTTCATATTTATCGTGATTTAAAGGGTTTGCGTCCCCTTTTATTCCCATTGCCGCAACAGCGTCTCCGTCGCCATAATGGTCCAGATCAGTAATATCTGCTTCAACATGCGTATGTGGCCCCGGAACCCCACCGCCTGAGGGTCCTTGATATCCGCCTCCTGGTGCCATAATTTAATCCTCCGAGTACCAAAGAGTCATTGTATTACCCGCCGCGGCAGCGATTGCATAAACCTTATTGATGTCTGTAGTCTCTCCTTCTGCAATTGGCCAACTCAAAGAAGCTCCCGGCAGGAGACCTTCAGCCCCAATTGCAATAGTATCATCCCCAATAAATATTGGGTTTACGTTCCCAGTATGCGCCACAATAATTAAGGAGTTAACCACAAGAGAAGTACCCATTAAGGGCGCTGGAACTCCATTGCCTGCCTCTGCTTCTGCAAAGTCCAGATCACTTGGCATATCTACAAGCTCCCATCCAGCCGGCCAGTTGGCAGAAGGCACCTGAGTTACTGCATCAGCATCAACCAACATATAATCATCTCGATCAGGGTCCTCATCTTCAATATCCTTTACGGGATACTTGAAAACAACATACCCGGCGCCTTCATTAGAAAGCTCGATGCCGGCAATCCAATCCGCTTCGATCATATTTACATTGAGAAATGTATCTAAAAGCTCGGCCCTGGCTACTCTATAAGTAAACCAAAGGTATCCTTCTCGTTGAGCTTCAAGATACGGTGGACATGGAAGATACATTTATAATACTCCTTCAGCCGGGGTTGTAAGGTTTGCCATAATCCCCCCATTAATAATCCAATAAGGAGAATGAGTGCTGGCAACCCCTAACGCCCTCTCTATGTTGTGGGCGACTTTAAGCTTTTGCTTTTTATTCTCATACGCGTTACGGAGAAACTGCATCAAATTCATCATTTGAGGGATACCTTCTTCTGTAGATACAGTTACATTCCCATCTGCGTAGCTCATGTAGTTTCGCATCTTTAAATGAACAATAGACTCAAGAATAACCGCTGTAGCTCCCGTACGAATGATACTAAATCCTTGAGTGGCTGTCTCCGACAGGAAATCAGAGAGATTGTATGTTCCTATAAGTGGGGGAGATATAGTAAAATCATCAAGGATATCAGCTATAGCCCAACCAATCATTCGATCATTGGTCTCTTCTCCGCTAATAAGCCTATTCAGCGCAGGATCATCTCTCAGACCCGCACGTACAAGGGTAACAGCCAATCTCCAGAGGGGATCACTTGTAATAGAGATAGGCTGCATTTACCCTCCTTCATTGTGGTAAATCTGCTCCGCTTTTTACCGCATCCGAAATAAGAGAAGAAATATTTGCTTTAGAAATGTTCCCTCTAAATTCAAGACCCATTGCTGTGGCTTTCTCTTTCAGCTTCGCATAAGACATTTTTGACAGCTCTGGGTAGTTCTGCTTTGCGGGGGTGGGTAATGAAGTCTTTACTTTTGCCGACCTTGCCTTATGGCGCTTGATCTTGGTTACAACTACCTCATCCAGAAGTTTGGCGTGCGAGGTATTATGCTTCATCTTTATACCTTGATCTCTCGAAGCATTTGGATATCCTTCAGGAGGAGTTACTCCAATATGTATTAGGCCCGCTTCTTTCAGCTTAGCAATTTGAGGCTTAAGCCTGCCTTTCCCTTTAAGAGTATAAAGTACAGACTCCGCAAATGATGCAGTTTTGCCTGGAGCAATTTCCGTATTGAAAACTGTAACAGCCTTGGGCTGAGCAATGCTCTTATCCCTTAGCGGGGTTTTTACATCAGTTATATTCCAAACTTTAACAGACATGCACGTTACCTACCTTTCATTCCTGACTGTAATTTAGCATACGCTCAATCAGGATTTTTTTGGAACCTCCACCGCTCAGGCCAAGCTCCTTTGCCTTTGCCCGCAAGTCATTGAACTTCCAGGTGAGAAGCTCAGTTTCAGACGGAATCATTGATTTCTCTTCCTCTGCAGGCGCTTTCGGTTCCTCCCCTACCTTATCAGGTGTAGGAGAAGTAACGGGCTCCACTTTGGGCTCGTCGGCTGGTTTTTCTGGCTCAGGTTCGGGCTGCTTGACTTCCTTGGGTTTCTTGTCCTTGGCGGGAGTATAAAATTCCACTAGATTAATTTCTTCGCCCGTTTCCAGATTGTGGACCGTAAGTGCGCCTGCTTTAAATACCGGAAGGAGCTTCGCCTCATGGTCGAGCAGGAACTGTAGGTCGCATTGTTCTTTTTTGTGAGGAAAGAAAATTTTATTTCCCACACGAAAAGTTTTTTGGGAAAGAGTGGGACTAAGTGCCATTCTCAAAGGCACACCAAATTTCCTCTCTCTTCGACCCCTATCATAAGTTAATGTAAAAAGTATTGTTTCCATATATTTCCTACCTTTGCCGGATTAATAATCTGGTGAGGGTCGAAACCCTCACCAGAAAAATAATGCTTACAGCGTGGACTAATACTGCCTGATATTCGGGAACATAAGTCCTTCGTCCAAGTAGTTATTCTCCACTTCAATATCTTCTTCAGCAACCGGAAGCCTATCAGCAAAACCGGCATCGGTGAAATCAGGAGTCACTGAACCCCGATAAAGCTCCAGCTTGCGTACAGCAGAAATGTTCGGGAAGCCCATACCAATGTCTTCCCATGCTTGCCACCAAATCAAATTGACTTCTTTGTCAATGTAGAATTTAGTGTTATTCAAGACATAGAACCGACCAAAGAAATCCGGGTCGGTAAATATGTAAACATTTCCTGTTCTAAGAATGTTAGTTTTGATGGTACGGATGACCTTCATACCCAACACTGTGTTTGCCTTGTAGCCTTCTTTTGTGGTTTCCCACTGACCAGGGTCACCCATTTCCTCAGCAGTCCACTGACCGATATCATCCCAATCCGGCTCGGTCATGAGAATGACTTTCGGAGCGAGGCGGTTACCGGAAAGAAGCTTCTTCAGCTCTACAAAGTCGGGGCGTTGAATCGGACGGACAGTAAAGTCATCCACACCACCAGCTTCCAGAGCCAGTCGGCCTTTAATGACAGAGAAAGAAGCTGCTGTACCATTCAGTACATTGGTCCTGTTGAATGCAATACCACCAGTCTCTTCGAGCTGTACAGCCTGGATACATGCTTCGATATGCAGAGTAAATTCCCTGTCCTCTATCTCTTCAATATCTTTGTCTGTATTGTCCTCAATGATTTTGGTAATCGGCATTGTGTATGCCAACAGTTCCTGCTCAGTCTTCTCAAACCGCTCTGAGGTGATAGTAAAGAAGGATATTCCAACGCGAGGAGCAGAAATAATCCGCGCAGTAGGTTGTCCGCGGAAATCCACGGTCATTGCCTTGCTGTTTGGTTCAATTTCTACAACCTTCAAAATAGTATCATGTTCCAAGGAAACCTGGCACTCATCACGAGTGACCTGCTTCGGAACAATGATGCTTCTAACATACGCACTCTCCCGCAGATGGTCCCGGATATAATCTCCTGTTAACTGGGCAACTTTAGCCCGTTCCTCGGGATTATCCAGTTTCTGGGAGAGCATTTGATTGATGTAATGTGCGCTCGCACTCATGTCAACTCTCCTTTATGGACCCGCGGGGGTTTCCATATATTGGGGATGGAATTCAAAGCGGATTTTATCGGTGTAGACTTTCGTCACACGTCCAATAACCCAGATACCAGTATCTCCGGTCCATTTGGCAAGACCTCTACGAGGCGTGGCGCCACTGTCCTCAATGTTCTGCACAGTAAGCAGATCATCTTCAGCCAGAGCATCCTCACCTTCGCCCATTTCAATGATATCTGTTTCAGCTTCGAATGCATTGAGCCACAAGAACGATGCCTTGGGCTCAGCCATTGCCTGAGACGCATAATAACCTTTTGGTACAAAAAGTGGATAGGGACGGTGTACTCCCTCACCTACTCCGACAACTCCCGGGTCGCCGTATAAGGCACTACGCTGCATTTTCCCGTCAATAAACTCACACCACTCTCCCATAATAAGAGCCTCATCGGCACCTCCGCTGGAATAAGGATCCAACAGTGCCTTTGGGTCTGTTTGGAGAGAACGTGTTTGTACTTTGCCAAACGGGGAAATGAGTTTGAAAAAATCAGTTGCCATTTGCTCATTCCTCCTGTCTTGCCTAACTGGCTAAATAGTCAAGCAGACGAGTTTTGGTGTTGATCGCTTCTGAAGGTTCCTCGCTAAGCAATGTTCCGACTTTACCACTGGATGCTCGCTTCTCATGGAAGTCCATGGCGGCTTCAAGAGTATCGATCTGTTGTGCTCTTTGAGCAACAAAATTGACTTTGTCTTCAAAAGACAAGTTCGAATCGATTCCTGCACCTTCCATCCGGCGGGCTAAGGACTGTGCCCTTTTTTCGAAATTGCTGTTATTCACGACACCTTGCAGTCGTACGTTTTCCTCACGCAAGTATTTGATTTCCGCACTGGCCTGTTTCAAAAGAACACTTGCCGCTGCTACCGCTTCTGCTACCTTTGTTGCACTAAGCTTTTGCATTACATGCCTCCTTCTGTTCCAGGTACAGGAGCAGGTCCACCAGGAGCTGGCATACCACCCTGCATCAATGCTTCAATTTCCTCATCTGATACAACCCCTGCTTCAGGAGGCTGGCCAGTCTTCACAGCGGCGAGAGCAGCACCAATAGTGGCAGACTCTGCATCCTTTTGCTTCTTGGCAGCGACCAATTTAGCTACGGCTACCGGGTCACCAGGAGTCTGCATCTCCGGAGGCATTCCACCCTGTTCGGGGCTGCCCATCGGAGGTACTCCACCTGGAGGCATTCCACCCATAGGAGGTGCGGCTGCCGGAGGTACCGGAGGAGGTCCTGCAGGCGGTGCTCCACCTGGAGGGATTGCTTGCGCCAGCTTACGCTGGTAGATCTTATACGCCAGCTTTTCACGGTTAGAAAGTCCTTGACCAGTCATACGCTGTACGGCAGAAGCAATCTTGGAGACTTCATCTGCTTTTGACCACATTTTTCCAATAACTGGATCAGTCCTCTTACTGTGGGCCGGCTCGTTCAACACCTGAGCTAGCTGCTTCTTCACAGGAGAGTCAGCACTTTTCTTGGTATAATCAATCGCAGCCATATTAGACTGGATTAATTTCCGTGCTTCATTACCTCCCCCACTCGGCTTACTTGCAGAGTGCTGTCCTGTCGTAACGACATTAGGCTGTTTTCCTTCTCCGCCGTCACGTTCTGGTTGAGTTGATGTTAAATTGTCGATGAGACGTTTTTTCGTGCTACCGCTGCGATTAGCTTTAGCAACAGGATTAACTACCTCATCTGTTTTAATTGCATTCCCTTCCTGCATAGGAGTTGTCATTGGAGTACCGTGTTGAGTACTTCCTCCCATAGGGTTGGATGCCGATTGCCCGATGATCGGGGGTCCGCTCGGGGCAGCTGTAACTACTGGAGACTCCTGGCCCATTTTCATGCGAAGAAGCTGGGCCAACTTCTCTCTATTGCCCCGATCTTCCTGGATACCTCCCAGGCGTGGAACAACGTAGTCGAGCTGCGCGGCGACCTTTTCCAGCTCACCGAGATTAACCGGGTTGAACGCTTGTTCCAATACCTGCTCGGCGGGCTGCTCCTGTGGTACAGCGGCTGTTTTTACAGTCTCTTCCCTTAGAGCATCAATCCGACGAGCGAGCATGTCATGGATTGCGTCAGCCATGCCATCTCCTTTCATTTGTTTGACGAAGCGGCAGTGGCCTTTTTTCCTCAAAGGCCGCAACCCTTTTAGATAGCGTTGTTTGTAACTTACTGCCTTTAGCTAACCTTATAGGGTCACCGGCCAATGATGGCGGAGTCCTCACACCAGCTTTTTTAGAGTTAGTGTCACTCCTCAGGCTTTGTCTTCCTAATGCTAGTTTTGTAAGCCACTGCAGTTCAATCATTTGCCGCTACGAGAGCGAGTTGCCCCGCTACCGCCTCGCTCTGAATTAATAGATAAGACGCCTCACAGCATTTCTAAGCAGCTCAGTGCCGGGGTCGGCAGAAGCTTGCTTAGTCATGGGCGGATTGCCAGCTAACTTCTGTGCAATCTTTTCTCGCAAAATGTCTGTCTTGGATACCTGCCCGCTTTGAAGGGCATACGCCAATTTTTCCCGAGCAGTCGGTTGAGTATTCATAGGGAACTGTACTTGCTGGCCTTGTGCCTGTGCCACAGCAATTTTATTCAGCTCATCTGTCATACTATGAGCCATGTGCCGACCAGTAAAGTCAGCTACCGCAATTTGTCGAGCAGCTTCTTTTACTTCTTCGTTCATTACGGCCTCTTCCGTTGCCGCAGGGGCGCCTTCTTCAGCCACAAGAGCCTGCTCAACTTCTGCAGCCAGTTCGGGGTCCGCTTCAAGGATTTCACCCAGAAGTTCCGGATCTTCCATAACCGCCGCAGCAATTTGTTCCTCTTCACCAGTTATTTCACCAGGCTCACCAGAGAGTTCAGACGCGACAGCTTCGAGTTCCTCTTCGGAGAGGTTCTCAATATCACCGCCACCCTCTTCAATCGCCTCAGCCGCAGCTTCTGCAGCCAACTTGGACAGCTCTTCCATATCAACAGCACCTTGCGGTTGTGTTGTCTGGTAGTGTTGCCCAAGTAAGTCATTAAATGTACTCATGTGTTACACTCCTCAAAAGGTTCTGGGTTGATTTACTGCAAGTTTGAGATCGTACAGCGCTTTCTTTACTGCAGGATTGCTCAATATTGACTGAGTCCTCTTTGCTCCATACACCCCACCTACAGTGAGCGCCGCTGATGTAGAAAGAGGGTATTCAGCCACAAGCTTTCCAGGCCCGCTTAATGATTTACCTTCTTGCTGCTTCTTCCTTTGATGTGCCGAAGCAAGATAGATAGCGGGTGCGATCCCAAATAATGCCAGACCTGTCAAGAGTTTAGGATCAACCCTTGCCAGCTTTACACCGCGGAAGAATGCGTCATCGAGATCTTCCTTAACAATTACGTCATATATTTCAGGAATTGCCTCGATAATAGGCACGCACGACGCAGCTGTTTTGATAAGAGCATCTCGGTAGCCATTGTAGGCTGCAGATATCTTATCTAAAAGCGGCGTAGACGCCTCCTCTGCTGGAGGATTATTGTCCGTGTGCTGCGGCTTTACTACTATAATTTGTGCAACCCGTCTTTTTAGAACGGGTAAAAAAGCTGATCTATGGGGGATAAGCCCTGACATACTCATACCTAATTCAGGCATGAACATCTCAGGACTCATTCCGACTGGAGACATATCCTTACAAGGGGAGAATATCTGGTTTGTTTGAGACATACCCCATTCCCGTGCGGGCTTACCCATTTTTATGACCACAATTTTCTGAAATTCTGACGGCTTTAGAGCCACACCTAACCCAGCAAGAGTACTAAGGATATTGCCAAGAGGCAACTCTGACAAAGACTCTAGTTTGGCATCTGGAATGGCGGGCTCTTCGGCACCAAGAAATTGTATATTGTCTTCCGATAAGTTAGATTTAATTTCCTTGTCTATATCGCTGGTTTTTATTTCTGCACTTTGTTTCACGAAGTCCGTAAAAGGAGTAGCTGTCTTTTCTCTTTTAAAAAAGTCCATGTTATCGGAAACCATACCAGCTTCCAGAGCAGCATAAGCAGACGGTACTTGGTATACCTTTGCCAGCTTTGCCAAAACTTTAGCTGTTTTGTCTGCCCCTAAAAACACAAAAGAGATATCAAAAAATCTTGGAAATAGATTGACTACATAAACAAGACGCCCATCCGGCAATGTGCGTCCAAGCTGGTTCTTTGCCCAATCACTATATTCGTCTGTAGTAATTGCCAGCCCAGGAAGTCCCACCCTTCCTTGTCGCATAGCCTCAAGCCTTGCCTTAAGAGAAGCACCATAAGGTAAACCTAATAAAGAAAAATGCTCCAGGAGCATTTCTTTAGGGCATCTATATTCCCATTGTTTCCAGTTTGGGTTTGTAATGGAACAGATATCGAATGGAACCTTACAACCCATCGAAATATCTAGGGGGTCTCCCCTATCAAGACGATCAAGAAGGTCTCCACCAGCAAGTTGTACTGTCTCATTTCTGTTTAAGGAGACAATTAGTTCAACTCGCTCCATTCTGGGGTTCCAAAGAGCTTTATGAACCTCTCCATATGGTTTGTCTCCCTTTTCTATCTGGTTTTTGTGGTGCCGGAAAGGGTGCCCGTAGACCTCAAAGGTCTTATATCCCCAATCTTCCTGCTCTGTCCGAGGATGTTTGAGGCCTACTCTATTAAAAAAATCTCCATTGATATTCGCTCCCCATACTTCGCTGGTACCTAAAGCAGATAAGAGCAAATACAATTTATCTTGATCGGGTTGGAGTTTGTTCATAAATTGCAATACCCCAGGAAGCATTGGATTCGCTAACTTTGTAAGCACACGCCTACCATCATTCAAAGGTCGGAGCAAAGGCTCTCCTTTATCTGAAACAGTAGAAAATGTAAGTAGTTTATCCATAACTTCCCGAAATATCACACGAAATTAGTAACTATAGTCTTCTAACCAAGACCAATCGCTGCCTTAAGTTGCTGTAGTTTCGATGGAGGTGCTGCTCTACGAGCTTTAAGGGCTTGAACAAGCTTCTTTGCTAAGAGGGTTCCGCCCACACCAGCACCTACACCAAGAGCTGCTATGCCAGGCTTGGTGCTTGCACCATAAGCCCCAAGCTGACCTATATTTTGAATAGCTTGACCGCCGCGACTACCTGCAATAGCAGATGCACCGCCGGCAATTCCACTACCCAATGATTTGGCACCCCCGGCAAGACCGCTGCCAACATCTGCTAAGGAGGTATTCAGGACTTTGCTTCCCGCACCTCTTAGTCCTGCTACGCCCCTTAAAGCTACGCCAGGTGCTGCATCTATTCCTCTTGAAGCTGCATTGGGAAGTTGTCCACCACTTCTGCCAGCAGAAGCCCCACCAACAAAATGTAACTTGTTTAGGCCTTTTTTACCTGCAGCAACACCTCTGGTAAATCTGCCCGCTTCTTTTTCCATTTCCTCCATTTCAGCAAGATAAGGAAAAGGATTCTGATTAATTTCTGTAAGAGCCGCCACTTTCTCAAGCATTACTGCCTCCTTTAATTTCGTTATGTATTATAGTTCTCCTGAAGGGAGTGCTTTTTCCGTCCCGCGCCTAACGCTCTCGCCTATAACAGAAGGCTTAACAGCGTCTCGCTCCGCACGGATTAACTCATTTACTGTTTTAAGGTCAAATACCGGAGCACCGCTCTGCATAGTAGAACTGGCTACCGCGTTCCGTACTAATAGCCCGGTAACCAGAGGGTCCGCAGATATCTTCTTATTATATCTTCGTATAGTCTCAAAGGCAGACCTTACTGCTTTGGCGGGATATTGCTTCTTCAGATCAGGGTTGGAGTCCAATAACTGCTGAAAATCCCCTTCCCTTGTGGCCTTCTCATGAAGTAGGCTTAGTACTTTACCGCCTACCCGTTCAACTCCCGCTCCCGCTGCCAAGCTTCCTCCAACAATCAAAGGATAAGCCATCAGAGGGTTTGCTTTTATTGTTCCTCGAACCCCTGTGGGTCTGAATAGTCTACCTTTAACCTTTTCACCGGCGCCAGTAGCAATAGGCTTTACAAAATCCTGAAGCCCTGGAACTCGACTAATTGCATTAACTATAGAGTCCACAGCCTTAAACCGACTTAACCTCTTATTTAATCTATGGCCTTTCTCTTTTAAATCAAATTCTCTATTCCACTCTATCTCTTCCGGGCGCCATTGCGCTGTCTTTGTGTACCAACGATGATCACATCCAAGTTTCGTCCTAGCCCTGTTTATTGCTTTGGCTAATCTTATAGTTCTGACTATCTCATTTTCCATAATCGAGCCCTATCTGCTGCATAATCTCGTTGTGCTTGTTCTCTGTAGCAGCAAGAATATCCGTCTGTACAGCCAAAGCTTCCATATAGGAAGCAGCCGCCGCCGCCGATTTCACTAAAGCGTGTTCGGGATTTGGTGTCCTAAATCGCAGAACGTGAAGACTCTCCTTCAGCTTTTTTACACTTGACCCTGTCTTCTCAATAATTTGATCGAGCATCAGTCCGCTTAGCTCCCGAGCCACTATATTATTTGGACTGGCATACTTACAAATAACGCTCAACTCTCCCAGAGAAGTAGAGCCATCAAGAAAGGCTCTTGTTGCTTCTTCTCCAAAATCTTCGGCAATATGAGCTACTTTATACTGAAGACTTGCAGTTTTAGCCTGTTCATTGCCCAAACTTTCCTTTACAGAAGAAGCTTCAAGGATTTCCTTACGCCCAGGCTCGGCAGGAAGGAGGTCACCATTTCCCTCATGCTTGAATATCTCTTCAAGAGAGGGACTGAAGCTGGCTTTATAATCTTCTGGCGGAGTAGAATAGGCAAAGGAATCCTCTTTAAGTTTGTCTTCCCGTACAATAGGATCTAAGCGGTCTGCAATGATACCGTCCCAAAGAACCTTAGAACTTGCCGGATCAAATTGCACATTCTTGTCTTCTTCTGTTTTAAACTTTTGTGTAAAGACATCTACATTAGCCTGCTCTACAATACGATGAACCTGATCCTGATTAAGTCCCGGATTTTTTGATAAAAGGGCAGCCAGAATATCACTGAGACTCTTTTCATTATCTTGTAGAAAAGTCATTGCCCCTTCTCGGGCAATTCCACGAAGAGTTTCAGGGGTATAAGTTTCTGTGCCAAGCGTTTCAAAGGAATTTAAGATATCCTGCATACTTTACTCCAAATGCTGAATATGTTCATAGAGTACCTTCCTTAAAATATCTATGTCAAGCCCTAAAACAGGACGATCGTTGACAAAAATGCCCCAGGGTGGTACCATCCGGTCCATGAAATGGTTAACCATACAAGAAACAATGAAACAATTAAATAAAAGTAGGGCAACAATATATCGACTTATCAAAAGGGGCCGGTTAAAAAAGAAACGAGAGGGGAAAAAAGCCCTCATAAGCAAAAGAAGCATTACAGCTCTCATTAACCAAACCCAAGGAATACCTTCTTTTGAATTGTATCAAAGAATAAAAAAGTTAGAAGAAGAGATTGGTAATATTCAAAAAGTATTAAGTATCCCCTCAAAAAGTTCTTGGGTACCGCAAGAGGTACCTCTATTTAAAAGAGTAATACAAGATATAGTAAATTCCAATACTTTGGGCCATAAGGTACATAGCTTTAGGGATTACATTAGAAGACTACCTATAGAGCAAGTCGCCAGCGTTTTTATATCCACAAAGGAAGTAGATTTTTGCTACAGTGCTCTTATAAAATACTTAATAGAACAGTACGACTTAGAGGCACTCGAAGGTATTTTACAACTACGACAACGTATCGAGCTCATAAAGATACAAATAACTTCGACTAAGCCGCAATAGCCTGGTTGAATATATCATCTCGTTTAAAAATTATTGTAGATCCCATGAAACAGAAAAGTAACGAATGGAAAGCATCGTCTTGTGTCCCAAGAGAGTGTTTGAATTCTGTAAGTCTTCTGATATGATTATATTCAGCAAAGATAGCCAGGAAATCTTTAGCAAAAGGCTCAAATATTTCATATCGTGGAAAATCAAAATAGATGCCTCTTTTAATCGCCGAGAAAATATCTTGCATAATCTCTGTTCTATTAAGGAGGAATCGTTTGAGGGAACCTTCCCACTTCATTTTCTGACGTAGCTGGCCGGCATGCTGAAATTGGATTACCCTGGTTGGGCCAAAACGGTTTAGGAGTTCTCTATTTTGATAAAAACCGGAGCCGTAATCACAGGCTATTATTTTAGGCTTCCATTGGTCTATAATACGTATAATCTTTTCGAGCTGGATAACGGGATCAATTTCATTCCCCTCGAACCTATGTATAAAGAATACCCGGAACCTATCATTGATATAAGCTGCCAAAGTCAGCACAGTATACGAGGTATGGGTCTGCCCTGCTTGTCCCCAGTCAATACCGCAAAATATTGGCGTGGACCCGTGAGAGATGGAACTTTTCAATTTAACCAGTTCCTCTGCCGAAAATTCATAGTCTCGACAATTATTTAAAATATCAGTTTTGGTAAGGGGCTTGGATCCCGATTCACAACTCAGGCCTAATACTTCATTATAGAATCGAGCTTGTCCATATCTCTTCTGAAAATCGAGGACTTCTGACCAACCATCCGCAATAACCCAAGGAACCATAATCTGAGGGATACGAAAGCCTTCAAATGGATGGGTAACCAAAGGAGTATTCATACGGACCCAATGTGCTGCTGAATGATTAGGGTTAATTATATTTCCACAGTTGGTACAAATAGGGCCACGCAATCCGATACTTTTTGGGCCGAGAATATTCCAATGAAATTTATGTATTGTACTGGCCTTACAGGTACAAGGAACCACCCACTCATTCTGGGTTGAGAATTTTTCCCAGTATTGCTCGATGGTATTATCAACGGTAAGAGGAGTCCCTGCATAGAGATACAATTTATAAGGAGAATGAGATAGGGCCTGTTCGATGACTGGAATATTATCGACCAGAATATTCTGTATCTCGTCAATCATCAAATAATCCGCGGGAATACCCCGGACGCGATCAGCATTAAGGAAGGCATACCTGAGACGTACCTTCGTACCGTTTATCATTTCTTTTTCAAGGACACTGTCCTGCCTATACATAAAGGGAAACCACGCCTGCAGAATCTCTGACTGTCGAATAACCTGGGTTAATCGTTCCCTGGAAAACTCTTTTGTTTGGAGCATGGAAGGAGAGACGTACAAAGGCGCTGAGTTTGGAACTAAAGCCCCAAAAGATAGTATCTTGTTACCGAGGGTTGTGGACTTCTCAACCTGCCGGCCACAACGAAGAAGTACATGCCTGGACGGAGTATCATAAATATCTTTAAGGTACCTTCGTCCTTCAAAAGAAAAGGGATCTAATGTGTTGGTAAGCTTATTAGGCATCCTTACAGCAAACTCAGTAAATTGTGATGGCAGAACAGGCTGGCGCCTGTTTCTCTGTTCTGCTGTCCTACGAGTTTCAAGATAAGACACTTCCTTTGGGAGATTTTCGCCGCTTTTTTTAAGTATTTTCCGTCGAGAAGCTCTGTACCTTATTGCATCAACCGGCATAATTATCCTAAAGAAGTTGTTATCTTTAAAGATTATAGGTAAAAAAGAAATAAAGCAAGAGGGAGATTATGACTAACGAGGAACGGAGATTATGGTCATTTGGAAATGCAATAATTAGTGCTATAACATATTGGTGTGGATCATCCATCCAAAAGAAGAAGTATCGACAAACGGGCGGGCCTTATAAGGGTATTCTTTCTCTTCTGTTTGGTGAAGGAGTTAAATCTCCCGCTCTTACTTATTCGACGGTACAGAGGCTATTAAATATTCTACTACGGGAGCATAAAACAATTACATTAGAGCATTTAAAAGTTGAAGCTAACTGGATACAGCTTACTTTAATTGTAGCCCCTGAAAAGGAAAAGGTGATTCTGGATACGATAACAGAAGAAGAATTAAACGAAATAAGAAAAAGGAGTAAAGATGGATAATGCAATTTTAAAAACCTGTCAGATCGCTGCTACTTTTGGTATATGGTTCAAGAGCCCAATAGCTAATAATGAATTTATAAAGTTCCAAAAAGCAATGGGAAAGAAAAACTATATTTATGTTGTATCTTTGAATAGTCATGAAGACAGTAGAATAATTTTATTTACAGTTGACTTACGAGAATGCTCAGGCGGGCTTACTAATATAACTAAAGCTCTTGATTTCTTCGATGAGCAGGCTATTGAGTGTTTAAAGGTGCCTCTTTCTGAAACAACCCTCTATAACCAAAAGGATATAAATTAATGCTGATTTGTGGGCTTGATGAAGTGGGAATGGGTGCGATGGCGGGTCCTATGTATACAGTCGCCGCCGTTTTTGATCGTGAATTTCCTCCAGAAGGTGTGACAATAAAGGACAGTAAGAAAATGACTTCTAGTACTAGAGAAATAGCATTTTATGGCATCCTTCCTATTACGGTAGCTGTTTCTCTCGGTTATTTATATCCACAAGAAATAAATAAAATAGGTATGAGTAAGGGCTGGCAGTTATGCTGCCAAAGAGCACTTACTGCACTAAAAGTAAGACCCGAACTCTTATTGGTAGACGGAATAACCGCCATAAGAGATACCCCCTTTACCTGTAAACAAAAAGTTATTGTAAAAGGGGACGATAAATATTGGCAAATCTCAGCGGCGGCTATTATAGCAAAAGTCTTACGAGATAATTTAATGAAGGATCTCCACAGAGAATTTCCCTGGTATGCCTGGGGACAAAATAAAGGATATGGTGGAGCCAAAAACCATAAACAAGGAGTACAAAAATATGGGCCACATTCAGAACTACATCGCACATCCTGGAAATGGAAAGGAGTATGGTAATGAGGGATAAACCAGCAGCGGCAGGACCAAAACCGAAACAGAGCCTGGGTGATATTAATGAAGGATTCAAGCAAATAGGTAAAGAGTGGTTGAGTAAGCAGGGCTATAGTACAAAACCAATCAGATTAAAGATACTACACAAAAAATGCTTTAGTGCTATGTATGGCACCGTAGCTCAGGTTGTTGGGGCATCCCCTTCAGAGGATCGCGGCCCGCATGCTATCTTTCACTTTTTTGCTCCCAGAGCAATGATGGAAGGACAAGTCAGAGAAGCTCGCCGCAAAAGCTATATTCTCCATAATCGCTTTGGGCAGATATTTGCAGATAGTTGGAAAGAAGTAATTGGGGACCGAGAATATACATTTGAACTGCTTCAGGAAGAAGTAGTGGGCATGCAAATGCAAGGCCCAGAAGGGCAAGGATTTGATAGTTGGTGTCTACGGGCTTTTGGTAGGCCGTTGTCTGACGAAAACACTAAAATACTTCAGGAGCTTCTGAATCATTTTGATGTAAATCTCGTACCCTTTCTTGACTTGATGAGTCGGTGATATTAAACACCGCCCCAGGGCCTACACCGTATCTGGCACAGAAACCTTCAGGAACTTCGAGAGCAAACCTTGATGCTCCTGAAAAGGTTTCTGTGGTATAAGCCGGCATGGTAATACAAGAATCAACTACCCAAGCTTCATCAAGGAAAATTGCATCTAGGCCAAAAGGCACATCTTTCATCCATAAATGAATATGCTTGACGGAAGGGACAGGGACGAATAAAATACCTTCCTCATCTTCTGGTTCGTCCCTGCCACTAAATCCCTCCATCAAATCTTCGGGGGTGTGGGCCACATCGATTCGTAGTTGTACACTGTGACTCACACCCTCCACACCTACATTGGTCTTGAGTATTTCCGCTGGAAGGCCAATAATCATTGTATCCCTTTGATTCTTGGGATTATATTACCTCTACCAGTCGCTTCAAGTTGCCTATTTAGATATGGAGTAAGTCGCCTAATAGCGTGACGCGACAATCTCTGAGACTCCCCAAAAGAAAACACATTACGCCCAGATGTAGAGGGCACGTTATATCGGATATTGTTTATAGCGGAGTTTAATGATTTGGCTTCACCTGATGCTGCGCGAAGCTGCTTGAAATTACTCACTGCAGCTTTAGCCCCAGGACCTGTATAATTTCTCAGCATATTGTGTTCACGTAAAAGGACAGAAGGAGATAAATGCCCATAAAAGCCACTCTTCATACCAAGCCTGCTATCCAGACTATTTACTACTTTTTTTACTGCGCTTTTTGATCCCTTCATCGCCGCTCTCTCAGCAAATTCATGTCCCAAAGTTAGCCCAAGACCAGCTCTATCACTGCTCGCAGAGGGTGCTAGGCGATTTGGGGACAACCTATCCATCGTATTTTTTGCGAGCTTAGTTGGGTTAACATATACCCCTTTGTTTTTTACAGGCATACTTATCCGCTTACGAAGTCTATCAAGTAAATGTGAAGGGTAAGTCGTCCAACTAGGGGCCTCTATAATCACCTGCTTTGTTGTTGCGTCAAACAATGCCGGAGAATGTTGATCTGTTTTAGAGATAAAAATGACTCCTTTATTATCTAATAACCTAACAAGCTTTCTACTATCAACAGAGAGTTTTGTCATCTCGCTAAAAAAAAGAATCTGGAAACATTTTTACTCTACCTCCACATCGATAAAATCACCTTCGAGATTAACTGGGGGCATCAATGCTGCTCTGGGTTTATCATAATCTCTTTGGCCTTTAAGTTGGTCTATTTCCTCTATAGCAGCAGAAAGTTCGTGAAGGCTTTGTACGTTATGTTCTTTGGCCGCAATAACAAAGGTCTTCATAGCAAGTAAAACCTGATTAAGGTCCTGTAAACTATCCTGAGAAGCAGTGGTATAAATATCCTTCACTGCTTTTCCGAGACGGACCATATTATTTACTTTTGTTGCTGATTGTGGTGCGGCTGCGGCTTCACAGAACATAGCATAAATACGCTGTAAAACAGTATCCAACATTGTTTTTCTCTCAATGCCTACATCTATTTTAGTATACATCGCAGCAACCGGAGGGCCTCCGGCGAGGATTGACTTTCTTTTACCAACAAACCCGGCTATCCCATCAAAGCTCCCGGACTCATAATTTTTGAAATAATGCATCCAACTCTCAACCGACATTATCTTGGTATTAAAGAAATAGTGTTGGTAATGCATAATATCCAGACGACATAAAGATAATGAGTGTTTGTCATTTACATAATAAGCAACATCCTCTGGAAGAACATCCCCTAAAAGGAGACACTCAATCATCTCCCTAATGTAGTTCTGTTCTAAAATTTCAAAAGCGGTGTGAGTAAATTCATTCGGACGCACCAACCCATAAATTTTACAATCCCTTTGAAATTTAATAGAAGGTAAATGATACGTCCCATTTGTCTGATAGTCTTCAGGTATACATAAAGCTTCCCGGCGCTCTTCAAGATATCCAGGAAGGTAAATAATTTCTTTTTGAAGCAATTGGTCAGTCTCAGAGTTACGTAATTCCTCCTGAAGTACTTTTCCGGGGGGAGCTATAGCAAATGGAAGTAATTGTGACTCAACAAAATTGATAAGTTCCGCAGTCTTTATTTTTTGTGCAAGGGGCAAAGTTAATAAATAATCAATATAATATTTTGATGGATGCTCCATTTTTATACAGCCAATGTCTGTTTTAATTTTCGTAGGCCAGTAATAACAGCATCAAGGTATTTCATACCCCTGGCAACCGCAGTTTCAGGAATATGAGAACCGCCCATGCGGACAAAGAATAAAAGCTCAGCCAGTTTGTGCAGCGCAGTCTCTAAAGAAGGCAGATACTCTACAAAGGTATCTACAGTATCTGGTTTTAGGAAACCAAGAGACAATATTGAATCTACTGTAGTACCATCCTCCAACACTGCGGCCACTTTAAATAACTCACTTAGTGCCGGAGGAGAAGGAACAAGACTAGCGTGCTTTTTAATAAAGGAAGACATTGCCTCTACTCTTTTATTATAAGGAGTAATTGGGAGAAATTCTCCACGAACAACAACCCCTTTGGCACCTACATTAGCCATCGCCATCTTTTCCGTTGCCTGCTCTTGAGACATACCCAAGGATCTCGCTGCAAAAATTGCATCTGCAACAGAAACATTAAGCCGGTCACTTTCTGGAATAAACTCGGCAGCGTTTCCTGTAAGAGAATAGGTCCCATCAGTATGCGCAGCTATTTTGATTATCTGCGGATATGCCTCCTCTAAGATTATCTCTCCCTCAAGAGGGCTGATTGTTTTTCCTGCAAGTTTGGCAAATCGGAAAGTAGAGGGTAGATAGAATTTATCTTTCTTATACTCTGCTACTTTTTTAATGCCCTCTGAGATATGTATCTCGATAGGGGCTCCCATCTCAGTAATAGCTACCAAATGAGCTTTATCGCTCGCTTCTTTAATCCTTACTCGGCTTTGTATTGAAACAGGACCAAAGGCTTCCATAGTCTGTGGGTTATAAAATAACCCTTCTGTATTCTGAGCTGGAGCGTCATCGGGCTGTTTAATATTTGGATTTGGAAAACCTGTAATATCTTCTCTAATAACGTGAGCATGTTTCCCAAGAAAAAACTCTCCATTTCGCTGCTGACCGCTAAAACTCTTCACGTCCGTAAAAACCGCTCCATGATATTTTCCTTCTGAAGTAAGAACAGTAAACCCTCCAGCCTTCGCTGTTCCTAAAGAGGCGGCAACTTTTTCCAAAGATTCCGGAACCTCCTCCACAAAAGTATTGGGACCATAAATCATTGTACCTTGCTGATCTATATCATCCAGAGCATCCTTGCCAAAAATTGCTTCAGCTTGTTGAGAGCTGAGAATAGATTCTGTTGGTGCGAAAGCTGAAGTATCTGCTAGCTTTACTCTATACCCTTTATCTATATTTTGTATAAGCAATATATTTGGATTTATAGGAAAGGAAGGTTCGG